GTTACCTTCCCTCGGTGCTGAAGACACCGTTCGTCTAGACCGTCACGCTTAGATGCGTTTCAATAATGTTCTACATGGAGTCGCTCGAAGAGCTCTCCATTGTAGCGACAGATGTTGAGAGTAGGGAATTACCCTTACTTGACACAAACCTCACAGTTGGGATTGACGGATAGGATGCCTGCCAGCCGGCACACCTAATCAGTCTCAGGCCTGTTAAGACCATAACCGCCGTGGGATCACCTGACAATACGCATTATTCGTGCGACACCGTCACGTCGTTCCCTCAGTGAGTAGGTTGGGCTTAGATCCCTCAACCGGTTGCTTATCGCCCCCTTTTGGGAGTCGTTGAAGTCCGGTTCACCACTCTGTGAAAAGTAAAACCTCATTCTAGGTCTCCAAAGTACTTCTTCTCACCCTACAAGAGGGTACATTAAGAGAAGGGGAGCGATGGTAGACCTAGCCCAAGGATCCTCTCAAGGTTAAATCCAGATGTTTAAGTTATCGGATAACCCGCTTCCACATCCGCGTCCAACGTGGGAGAGATACACGAGGTGTACTCTGAACCCGTTTAGACGACTTCGGAAAGAAAGGCAATGATCCTAAGATGGTATCAAGACGATCCATCTCTACGATCAAAGCCTCCCACTCCAAGGCGGTAGTGGAAAGCGTTATATCCTCAAGGGTGGTTTGGATTGCCCGGATCTCACTTAGGGTATCCAGATAGAACTCCCGATACACATACTCAAACAGAGTATGCATAAAGCGGAGCTCGCCAGCAGACAAGTCTCGTTGGAATAATTCCGACAAGAATGCCAGCTGGTTAAACTGGATAGTCCCATAGTGGGCTCGAGTACGATCGACAGTGACCAGAAGAAGAACTTTCTTCATGGCCGGCTGCATATCGGAGATCTTCTTCAGCAAAGACTCCTTGAGTGAATCAAAGAGTGATTGCATAGAAGCCTCAGACAAGCAGCTGACCCGTCCATCCCCTACATAAGTAAGGAATTCCAGGACACTGTTGGACGCAATCGATCCCGGAGCCGCCCACGCGAGCATAAGCCCTCGCAGGCGGGATCCAAGATCCAGCACAGACGAATTCATTGACCCAACCGCCTTATACCCGAAACCGAGTACAAGCGCTAGGGTGGATCGAGACAGTGCATACTTACGTGCAAGCTCAATCGCTGCGGTAATGGAGGATACAGCCGCCTTAACCTCTAGAAGAGGTACAGGAGAAGCTGATACTCCTCGCACAATAAATCGTTTGGCAAACTCGAGAGCGGAACCCGACCGAGAGATAAGACTCTTATGAAGTCCAATTGAGACTCCAATAAGAGCCATAACCTCTTGGTAGGCTTTTGCAACCCGAGTATTGGCGATTACGATGTCATCCCCTAAGACAGCGTAATCTCCAAACCACTCCCCGAGTTTAGTAACTCCCGCGCGAAAAGCAGCCCACTGGACCAAGGCATGATGGGTAAATGCAAGCATTGCCCAAGATGTCAAGGCTCCCATGGGCTGTCCGACCCGATACCATACCTCTTTAAGACCTGTGGCTTTAGCCGCATCCTTAGGAAGAGAGTACGGTCGACCTGTCAGAAGTGCTATCCAAAGATTCGATGCATGTGCTCCAATCAAGGAGGACAGTAACGCGGCTTGGAAAAGCACGGGTAATCGATCAGTAGCGGCCGATAGGTCAAAACTATAAAGAGGGCGCCCAAGGGCACCCAATTTAGAGAGAATTCCTAACGGCTTCTCTTGGTCGAAAGTCCCATCCTGAGGAATTAACTTCAGGATCTCAAACAGGAACGAATGCAATGGTTTAAGAATCCATTGCGTAATCGGGTCTACCATCGCGAAGACGCGGATCTTTCCAGCAGCCTCATCCTTTGTTCCAAGCTTCCCAAGAGTCCCAACGGCCCCTCTTACGAGGCCCGGGACCCATTTGAAAGCTTCCTCAAGGAAATTGAGGAATCGAACATTGGATGTCAACTTGAGCCAGTCCCGAAGGATTGGTAAAAGTGGACTCCGCAACCACGCCATAACAGCACCCAATAGCCCCTCAATAGAGGTACTTTGGACTTCTGCTACGGACGGGGTCGAAGAAAGGCTCTGGAAAGGTCGTACGATTAATGATCGGAGAGCAGAAGCACGATCGTGAATACAGTCATAGAGCCAATCTGTGAGAAAGAACTTCTCTAGAGCGACTCTAAAACCATTAATCACGAAGTGTGACCACTCTCCAAGGTGCGCAGGGGGATAAGATCCCTCCTTGTACCAATCAGTAATCGTCCCTAACTTTAACATCCCTGGAAACTCTAGTACTCGATAAATCGAAAACAGAGACATCCAGAGACGGATATGGTAGATCGATCCCTTACGAATCCAGGCTCTATGTAGAGCTGGGATATCTCGGGGAAGGTTCCCGCCTGTTCGCTTGAACCGGCAGCCTAACGGTCCCATATCAGTTAGCGCCCCTCCAGCTACCGCTTGCTGAAGATTTGTGAGCTGAGCCTTTAGCCAAATGACTAAAAACTTCATCCCACTTTTCTTCTGAAGCGCATGGCACTTCGCGAGGAAGCTAATAATTACTCGAACCGTGGATTTAGACATCTGTCCTCCAACTAATCGACCAACTTTTACAAGCCAGTCGATCATTGGACGCCCAAGTTTTACCTTGAGCATGGCATTAAAGTTCACATCTACAGATCCGATCGCAGCCATTAACTTAAAGATTTTGTTAGTGATGTAATTGGATTTGAAGGTAGTGTCCTTTAAACTTCGGTTTCCGGTTTCCCGGGCCGCAGCCACCCCTCTCAGGGAGACAGGTTCATCCTTGGCTTCTTCTTCGTAACACCAAAGGAAGGTATCGGACCCCGAGTCAATCGACTCACTTCGGATAGACATCTGGAGAATGCCGACCCTATCCTAACCAACCAGTGGTGCTCTATGAAGACCAACTAGTAACGCACTTATCTCACGTGGGTAAGCTTACCCACCCCAGAGAAGAGTCGGGGTACTAACCCTTCTTCTCTTTGCCCTGCGACGAAGCGGGGGTCGGAAGTAATCTTACTTCTATGAGATAGTAATCGTCACCAGAGAGATTTCCCTTGGGGACAATCCATAGATGCACGTCGATTAAGACATATATCTACAGACTGCTTTAGCGGTTTGCTAGATGTCGGACTAGGTCCG